GCTGGGAAGGAAGTCGCTGTCGTTCTCAAAATCGGTGGAGCTGCATGATAAAGTCATCGGGCATTATCTGAACATAAAACACTATCAATAATTTGGAGTCATTACCTGAAGATGAATGGCGCCGCCTTGAGGCGGAAAGCGAACAACTGGTTAAGGCTAATAGCCTATTCATCCATAGGGTTGCAGAAGAGGCGGCCTCTCGCCTTATTGCAGACCATGGAGAAATTAAAATATCCAAAGCAAAGATGTTACAGATATTGGACAGCCTGACTTAATTCCTCTCCGCCTACGGGCGGTTTTTTATGTCATCACAAGGCTCATTCAAGAGTGGGCCTGATAATGATCAATGCCATGTACAGGTGCTGCCGGTAATATCTGCGCTCCTTTTTTATATGGGAGTTCATGATGCTAGAAAATTATTATCCTGAAAACTTAGGTTCAACCCCAGTAACGGATGAGCAAAGGCAGCGCTTGGAAGTGGTTAAGGCTGCATTAGAAATCGCTAAAGCTTCCGTTGGAGGAGCTGATGCTGCAACTCAAGCTAAAACCGAATTCGAGCTTAGGCAAGTCGCAGCAGAAATTGGTCTTTTAGCTAACGCCATACAGGCTGCAATTGAGCAGAAATGAAAATACCGCCCTCCGGGGCGGTATTTTATTGCATGCCCAAAGTCATGATGAATTATGCTAATTCAAACAATGAAATGATGTTCCTAGGCCCCCTGTCAGTAACGTAGATTTTTCCTTGTTGTTCAAGCTGGAGTAGTGCCTGCTTAGTTTCTTCCGAATCGTAAGGATGTTCGGCAAGCCATGCAACATCACAATATCTTTTATTACGCCGAGACATTTCGAGTTCTGCTTGTTGAAGAATTTCATCTTCTTTCATAGAAATATTCCTTGTTACTTAATAAAGGCTTGGTTAAGGTTTCAACGCAATGATGCCAAAAGTTATTTCTCAACTGTCAAGCTTTTATCTAATTTAAATGATTTAAATCAAATAACACCCACAGCACAAGCATCAGTCGGCTCCTGGCCTTAACCCCGATGGCTTATGCGGACGGCCGGAGAGACGGCGCATTACAGCAGGCACACGATGGGGCATTTAAACGATGAGCTATCAACGTTGTACATATTGCGGGAAATTAACTCATACCCGCGCAAACTGCCCGCATACATGGAGTGGCTCTGCCCGACGACATTCTATGCGCTGTGGATACTGTGGTGGCTCTGGTCACACTGTCGACGCCTGTCCGCACAATGCCAGCGCAGGTAACCGGCGCAGTCTCAACGATAACTTTTATACAGACTGATGCGCATTACAGAAGCTCTTCACCGAGGGGCTTCGATAATGTTTTCGCGTCTGATTTCAAAAGGTACTCCTGGCGGATGTGGCAACCACGGGGGCGCAACAGCGCGGAAAAAGGCTAGTTTTTGAATTTTTTTTCAGTGTCACCACTACTGCAACTCATTGTGGATAAAAGTTTAATTTTTTTTTCAGTGGTGAAAGCGATTGTTTTTTGTCCATCACTGAGAGGGGTTATGGATCAGGAAATCAGAAATCTCAAACTTAACGTTACCCAGCTGGCCGCGCTGGCTGATGTCCACCGACAGACCGTAAAAAACCGACTTAAAAACGTCAAACCATCCGGTGGCAATGGCAGCAATCTTACGCTGTATTCCCTCACTGATTTACTGGCTGAGTTTATGCGCGTTCCTGCACCGGTAGATGGTGAAGAAATGGACCCGCATGATCGCAAGGCCTGGTATCAGTCCGAACGGGAGCGCCTCAAGTTTGAGCAGGAAACGGCGCAGCTTATCCCCGCCAGCGATGTGAGGCGTGAATTTGCATTTATGGCAAAGGCAGTGATTCAGGTGCTGGAAACGCTGCCGGATATTCTTGAGCGTGACTGCGGCCTGCAGCCTGCGGTTGTAAGTCGTGTTCAGTCCATTATTGACGATCTGCGCGACCAGATAGCGCTGCGCGTGACTGAGACCGGTTCTGATGAGGAGGAACAGCAGGAGGAATAATGCTGAATCAGGAAACAGCGAAATCAGCACGTACAGATTCAGGTTTGATCCTCCGCGCTCCCCGCCGGATGCCGGTGGCCGATGCCGTTGCAACGTACATGCGCGTGCCAATGGGAGCTGGTAATTCCGTTCCGTGGGATCCGCTAGTGGCCCCTTACGTTATCGAGCCAATGAACTGCCTTGCATCGCGTGAATACGATGCGGTGATTTTTGTTGGGCCGGCGCGAACCGGTAAAACCATCGGTCTGATTGATGGCTGGGTGGTGTACAACGTCATTTGTGATCCGGCGGATATGCTGATTATTCAGATGACCGAAGAAAAGGCGCGTGAACATTCAAAAAAGCGCCTGGCCCGCACCTTTCGCGCCAGTCCTGAGGTCGCATCCCGTCTCAGCCCCAACAGAAACGATAACAATGTTTATGACAGGACGTTTCTGGCCGGTAACTACCTTAAAATTGGCTGGCCGTCGGTCAATATCATGTCGTCATCAGACTACAAATGCGTTGCGCTCACTGATTACGACCGTTTCCCCGAAGATATTGACGGAGAGGGTGACGCATTTTCGCTGGCCTCAAAGCGTACCACCACCTTTATGTCCAGCGGCATGACGCTGGTGGAGAGTTCGCCGGGCCGTGATATTACAGACGTGAAGTGGCGGCGTACTACACCGCACGAAGCGCCGCCGGCAACCGGTATTTTGTCGCTGTATAACCGTGGCGATCGCCGCCGCTGGTACTGGCCGTGCCCGCACTGCAGGGAGTATTTTCAGCCCAGCGGGGATGTGGTAGCCGGATTTCGGGATATTGCCGATCCGGTACTGGCCAGCGAGGCGGCCTACATTGAATGTCCTCACTGTGCCGGCAAAATCACCCCCAACCAGAAGCGCGAGCTGAATGGTCGCGGCGTCTGGCTGCGCGACGGGGAAAACATCGACGCTGATGGCAACCGCGCCGGCGAGCCGCGTCGTTCAAGAATTGCGAGTTTTTGGATGGAGGGGCCAGCTGCCGCTTATCAAACTCTTTCCCAGCTGGTTTACAAGCTGTTGACCGCTGAGCAGGAGTACGAGACAACCGGCAGCGAGGAAACGCTAAAAACCGTCATTAATACTGACTGGGGTCAGCCGTATCTGCCGCGGGCGGCGATGGAGCAGAACCGCAGCGATGAGCTGATGGCCCGCGCTGAAAATTACGGTAAACGTCTGGTGCCGCCGCAGGTACGTTTTCTGGTGGCTGCTGTGGACGTGCAGGGCGGCAAAAAACGCCGTTTCGTTGTGCAGATTATTGGGTATGGCGAAAACGGCGAGCGCTGGCTGATTGACCGCTACAACATTCGTCATTCGTTACGCTGCGATGAGAACGGCGAGGCTCAGCATATTCACCCCGGCGCATATCCGGAGGACTGGCAGTTACTGGTTACCGATGTGCTGGAGAAAACCTATGCGCTCCAGTCCGATCCTGACCGCCGTATGCCTGTCCTGGCAATGGCGGTGGACAGCGGTGGCGAGGATGGCGTAACGGATAACGCGTATAAATTCTGGCGGAAATGCCGTCAGGATGGACTGGGTAAGCGCGTCTATCTCATCAAAGGCGACAGCACAAAGCGCCAGAAAATCATTACGAAAACCCTGCCGAATAACACTACACGCGGTGACCGACGGGCGGAGTCCAGAGGCGAGGTGCCTGTTTATCTGGTCCAGACGGACCAGCTTAAAGATCAGCTGAGTAACAATCTCGCCAGAGAAACGCCGGGTGCGGGGTATATCCATTTCCCTGACTGGCTGGGCGAGTGGTTCTATGACGAGCTGACCTATGAAGTGCGAGACCCCGATGGAAAATGGCGCAAGCCGGGCAGGGGCGCGAACGAAGCGCTGGATCTTTTCTGTTACGCACACGTCGTGGCAATTTTGCGGGGTTACGAGCGGATCCGGGACTGGGAAAAACCACCCGCATGGGTTCAGCCGCAGGAACCCGGTTTAAATGTTTATGAGAGGGAGCGCCCTCAGGAGGTTACCCTGAAAAAAACACCAACGCAGACATCCCGGCCAGCACCACAGAGCGAGACGCCTCTTTCCGGTGGCTGGCTGGGTATTTCCGGTAACGGGGGCTGGCTTTGAGCAGAGATGAAGTCTGGAGAACGTTACTAATGGTACGCCAGGCGTATCAGGCATCGCTGGACGGGAAAAGCGTTTCGCTGACCGGCGTGAACGGTCGCGCTATCACTCATCACGATCCTGTTGCGCTCCGCAAAGAGCTGGAGTACTGGGAAAAACGCTGGAACACACTCAACCGCCGCGGCGGGTCGTACAAACTCGCTAATTTTCTTTAAGGTCAGTCATGGGCATTTTTGATAAGGCACTTGGCGCAATCGCGCCAGGGTGGGCGGTCGCGCGCGCAAGAAACAAAATGCTGCTTCAGGCGTATGAGGCCGCGCACCCGTCCCGACTGCATAAAGCAAAACGGGAAAGCCGCTCTGCGGATACTGCCGTGTTTGCCGCCGGTGTGTCGCTGCGTGAGCAGGCCCGCGCGCTGGATGAAGATCACGACATCGTGATCGGCATGCTGGACAAGCTGGAGGAGCGGGTTATCGGTTCGCAGGGGATCCAGGTGGAGCCGCAGCCGCTGGGGCTGGATGGCAGGCTGCACGAAGAATTTGCGGCAAAAATCGCGGCGCTCTGGTCGGAATGGTCCGTGCGTCCGGAAGTGACCGGCATGTTCACGCGCCCGGAAGCCGAACGCATGGCGCTCCGCTCGGCGTTGCGTGATGGCGAAATGTTTACCCAGCTGGTACGCGGGCCAGTGGCGGGGCTGAATCATTCAACCAGCGTGCCGTTTTCGCTGGAGCTGCTGGAGGCTGATTTTGTACCGATGAATCTGAACAGTATCACCGGTCAGCAGGTGCGTCAGGGGATCATTCTCAACGCATGGGGCAGGCCGACCGGATACCGCGTTTACAAATATCATCCGGCAAATGTAGCGCTGTTCAGCGCCGAACTGAAAACCGTCCCGGCGGAAAACATGCTGCACCTCGCAATGCGCCGACGCCTGCACCAGGTGCGTGGTATCAGCCTGTTGCACGGTGTAATCAAGCGCCTGGGCGATATTAAGGACTATGAAGAAAGCGAACGCGTGGCCGCCCGCATTGCGGCGGCGCTGGGCTTTTATATCAAGCGCGGCGATGCGGCGAGCTTTCCGTCTGACGAAGAGTGGAAGCCGGGCGGGCAGAAATATCGCCACTTTGATATTGCGCCGGGCATGATTTTTGACGATCTGGCCCCTGGCGAGGACCTGGGCATGGTCGAGTCGAACCGGCCTAACGTGCATTTGCATGAATTTCGCAACGGACAACTGCGTGCCGTCGCCGCCGGCAGCCGGGGAACGTATTCCAGTATCGCTCGTGACTACAACGGCACATACAGCGCCCAGCGTCAGGAGCTGGTGGAAGGGCAGGAGGGCTATAACGTTCTGCAGCAATGGTTTGTCGGCCAGCACTCCCGACCAGTGTACCGAGCCTGGCTGGCGATGGCGCTGCTGTCAATGGATATTCCCGCCGACGTGGACAAAACAACCCTGTTCAACGCGACCTATTTGGGGCCGGTAATGCCGTGGATCGACCCGGCGAAAGAGGCGAACGCCTGGAAAGCGATCCTGCGTGGTGGTGCAGGCACAGAGGCCGAATGGATCCGTGCCCGCGGTCAGTCGCCGCAGGAAGTGAAAAAACAGCGCCTGCGCGAAACCGAATTTAACCGTCAAAACGGGCTGGTGTTTGATTCAGACGCCGCCAACGACAAAGGAGTTATGCCTGATGCAACTACATCCGGCGGTAGCAAAACGCCAGAAAATGATGATTAACCCCCGCGCCAGCCTGGCGGGCATTGATGCCGCAAACGGACAGAGCTGGTATGAAATCCGCGCGCAGGCCGCCGGACGTGTGGAGATTTATCTCTATGACGTAATCGGTGGCTGGGGCATTACCGCACAACAGTTTGTAAATGACTGCAAAGAAGCGGGCGTGTTCGACGCCAGCGCGGTGGATTTGCACATACACAGCCCCGGCGGGGATGTGATGCAGGGATTTGCCATTTTTAACACCCTGTCACGACTGAAATCAAAGGTGGATATCTGGGTGGACGGCGTGGCGGCCAGCATGGCGTCAATGATCGTCTGTTTGCCCGGTGCCACGGTGCATATGCCGGAAAACGCCTGGGTCATGATCCACAAGCCGTGGGGCGGCATCGCGGGTGACTCTGACGATATGCGCGACTATGCGGACTGGCTCGATCGCAATGAGGCGCTGATGCTCAGCGCATACATGAACAAAACCGGGCTGGCGCAGGATGAGCTGGAGTCGATGCTGAAAGCGGAAACCTGGCTGAATGGCGCGGAAGCGGTGGAAAAAGGTTTTGCCGACACCCTTGAACCTGAATTACAGGCTGCTGCCTGTGTGAATGAAAATAAACTGAAGGATTATCAGAACATGCCTGAACAAATCAAAACCTTGTTTGCACCGCGTGCAGCAGCTAATACGAATCAGCCGCAGCAGCCCGCGCCGGCGCAGGTATCCCAGCCGCAGCCTGCACCTCAAGAGCCAGCGGCGCAGATGGCGAACATTGATATTACCGCGCTGGCCCAGCAGTTGCAGCAGCAGATGCAGACGGCGAACGCTGAACGCGTCAGCGCGGTATCGGCGGTGTTTGAGGCGTTCCCGGCGTTCGCCAGCCTGAAATCCGAGTGCATCAGCGATTTTTCCTGTTCGGCTGAACAGGCGCGCGACAAACTGTTGCAGGCGCTGGCGGCGGGTACCACGCCGTGCGCCGGGCCGGGTGCCGTCCACATTCATGCCGGTAACGGTAACCTGATTGGCGATTCCATCCGTGCCGCCGTCATGACCCGCGCAGGCTATGCGCAGGCGGAAAAAGATAACGCCTATAACGGCTACACCCTGCGAGAACTGGCGCGCGCCTCACTGGTTGATCGCGGCATTGGCATTTCCGGTACCGGTGCCCAGGCGATGGTGGGGCTGGCGTTTACCCACAGCAGCAGTGATTTTGGCAATATCCTGATGGACGTAGCGCATAAAGCCGCCCTGCTGGGCTGGGATGAAGCTAACGAAAATTTTGACAAGTGGACCCGCAAGGGCACGCTGACCGATTTTAAAACCGCCCACCGTGTGGGGCTGGAATCGCTGCCGGCGCTTCGCCAGGTGCGTGCCGGTGCAGAATATAAATACGTTACGCTGAGCGATCGCGGTGAGCCGATTGCACTGGCGACCTACGGCGAGCTGTTCAGTATCGATCGTCAGACCATCATTAATGATGATCTGGATATGCTGACCCGCATTCCGATGGCGATGGGCCGCGCAGCGCGTGCCACAGTAGGCGATCTGGTCTGGGCCGTTCTGACCAGCAATCCGACAATGTCCGACGGCAAACCACTGTTCCATGCCGCCCACGGAAATCTTATCGCGGCGGATCTGAGCATTGAGGGGCTGGATGCCGGACGTCAGGCGATGCTGCTGCAAAAATCGGGCGATCGCCGTCTCAATATTCGACCGGCGTATATGCTGACGCCGGTCGCTATCGAGTCCCGCGCGAATCAGTTGATTAAATCTGTCAGCGTGCCGGGGGCAGATGCCAACAGCGGCATCGTCAACCCGATCCAGAATTTTGTTACGGTGGTATCTGAGGCGCGTCTGGACGATGAAAGCGCGACGGATTACTACCTGACTGCGGCGCAGGGGCGCGACACAATCGAGGTGGCCTATCTCGACGGCGTTGACACCCCGTATCTTGAGCAGCAGCAGGGCTTCACCGTGGACGGGGCTGCCTTTAAGGTGCGCATCGATGCCGGTGTGGCCCCGCTCGACTGGCGCAGCATGGTTAAAGTCACTAAAGAATAACAGCCGTCATCTGACGGTTTTTTTATATCTGAGCGGCCTGCGCCGCTCTTTTTTGTGGAGAAAAAAATGGCAACGAATTATCAACAGGACGGAAAAACCCTGGATTACCAGAATACCGGCGCGTCGAATATTCATTCCGGCGATGCTGTGGCTGTCGGCGCGCTGGTGGGCGTGGCGCATGATGATATTCCTGCAGGTCACCAGGGCGTGCTGCATACCGCTGGCGTTTTTGTGTTGCCCAAGGCCGCAGAGGCGGTGACGGTGGGGCAAAAACTGTATCTGGCGGATGGAAAACTGACGGCAGCAGCCGGTGCGGCGGAGACACCCAATACGCTGGCCGGGACGGCGTGGGCCGATGCTGACGCCAGCGAGGCCACGGTGCCGGTACGGCTGGGCTTCTGATGAGCCGTTTCAGCGCGGCGCTTGGGCGTTTGAATGCCCTGGCGATTGGCACCTTCAGCGAACCTGGAGGTGTCACGCTCTGGCCGGATACGTCGCGGCGCACTGTCATTAAGGTTGTTTACGATGCGCCGTGGCAGGGCACGGATGTGCCGGACGGTGGACAAATTCAGGGGCGTGACGCCTGTTTTACAGCGCATGATTACGATATTACCGGCCTGAAAAAAGGCGACATGGTAATAATCCGTGATAAACCGCTGTACGTAAAAAATCTGCAGCCGGACGGCACAGGGCTAACTGTTGTGTATCTCTCAGAATATAAAAAATCATCCTGCGACCGGACGGGAGGACTGCTGTGACGGGTTATTACATCAATGCCGGCGAGCTGCATGCGCTGGCTGAACGTGTGGGTGCCACGCCGGCGCAAATGAGTGCCGCGTACAACAAGGCGCTGCGCGGGACGCTGGCAAAATACCGCCGCCAGGCGCTGACGTTGATGCTGAGCCAGACCGGCGCGGCGGATAAAAATGCGGTTAAACGGCGTGTAAAAATGTTCAGCCAGCGGCTGGCGCTGAGCGCGTTAAAACCGGGCGAGGGAAAACTCTGGGTCGGCCTGAATGCCCTGCCGGTCAGCGCCCTGAGGGGCAGAATGACGGCACCGCCGGCAGTGGCGCGACGGCGTGACGCGCGCGGGCGGTTTATTCGTGTAACAGGCGTGCGCGGGGCCACCTTTACCCCGGCCTCGCCGGAGCTGGCCACAATCTCGTTTCCTGATTCCTTTATCGGTATCGTCCGCGGGCGTGAAAGCATCTGGCAGCGCGACGGGCGCGGATTTGTGCATGAGGCTACCGTGCCGGTTTACGGACCGGTACGCAGAACCATTTCTGACGATCTGTACAGTGAAATGAATGAAGAGCTGCTGCGCCGCTTTGAACAGGATTTACGCGGTCGCATCGCGGGCGGGGTAGGGTAGGAGCAGGTTATGACGGGCATTGGTTATCTCAGTGAGTATCAGAATGCGGTGCTGGCGGAGCTGATGAAAATCCCCTGGGCAGAAACCGTGCGCCTGTATCCGGATATTGCATCAGATTTTCCCACGCCGGCAATTTTCTTTGACGTGGCCGGCTGGCAGCGGGCAGATACGGATCTGGGCGGCAACGTCACGCTGGAGCTGCGCTGCAGCCTGTATGTGCTGCGTCATTTTTCCGTAGGCGGGCCGGACGATCCGGAGGGCGCGGGGGAATGTGCTGATACGCGGGTGCGCAATGCCGCCCTGAAAATGTCGGACTGGGTGCAGGGACGGCAGTTCGGGTACGGTACCGCGCCGGCAGAATTTATCAGCGCGGATCCGGTGGTGTGGCAAAAACGCGAGGGTGGTGCTGATCATGCGGTCTGGAGCGTGAATTTCACCCAGCGGGTGGCGGTCGGTGCAGATCCGTTTGATGAACCGGACGCACCGCGGCTGAAAGAGTTCTGGCTGGGGATCTTTCCGGATGTGGGGAAAGGCCATGAGCAGGATTATACGCTGATTGCAAAGGCGGAAGGGTAAATGGCGATTTACAGGGGTTGTACGCTGCTGTTGAACGGCTTTCAGCTGTCGGACGTGGTGTCTTATACGCCACCAGAACTGCGCATCACCAAAAAGCTGTTTCGCGCCGGCAACATGAACGCACCGCTGCCGGTGGACAATGGCACGGAGGAGCTGACGGCCACGTATAAAGTACCCGGCATGGATTATTCCTCTTTTCTGCTGTTCGGGGCGGTACCGGGCGTGAAAGCGCGCCTGACTATCCGGCGGGCATACCGGGGCGGAATGGTGGACGGTGTGCATTATCTGGAAGAGCAGGTAGAGGGAATTATCAGCGGTATCCGGGCCGACGAACATGGCGCGGAAAATCGTTCAGAGGTGGGGCAGATCATGACCGTTTCGGCCAGTTACTACAGCGTGCTGGCCAACGGCCTGATCCCGCTGCTGGAAATAAACCCGCTGCTGGGCGTGCGCAGGATTGCCGGCGTTAACGTCCTGAGCCTGTCGGATAACGTGGTGTCAGACATCAGGAGCTTAATAGGTGAGCTTTAATCCGTTAGCGGTCATATCCGCAAATGCGCGCGAGCAAGCAGAAAACTGGCTGGAAGAGCTGCCGCCGCTGATGGCGTGGGGCAGTTTTATTTTTTCCCTGAGCACGCTGGCTTATCAGCGCCTGACGGTGCAGGACGGCTGGCGGTGGGCGGCACAGCCGCGCATTGGCGAAACAGAGCGCCTGCAGTACACCGGGCGGAAAGCACCGGTTATCCGCTTTGACGGGGAAATTTATGCGGCGCTTGTGAATAAATCACTGCTGACCAGCGCGCTGGAATCATACGGGCTGTTTTCCGCCGCAAAGGTGGATCCGGTGGAGCAGCTGCGCGCGCAGGCAAACACCCGTATGCCGTACATGCTGGTAACCAGCACCGGGCGGGTGATGGGTTACTGGGCAATGACGCAGCTGGATCAGGTAATGGACAGTTTCGCGCACGATGGCAGCGCATCGCATCAAACCGTTTCCCTGACGCTGCAGTATTACGGCGCCACGCGACCTGGCACGGCGGCCGATGATATTTCCGCGCTGAAAACCACCACTAAAAGCGAAAAGATCAGCGCGGCCTGGGATGAAATGCAGGATTTTCTGGGGCAGTACGGATGAGCATGGAATACACGCTTTCTGAAATCTGGCGGCGGCTGAACAACATGATCAAACGCGGCACGATTCACAGCGTGCAGCTGTCGCCGCCGCGCGTGCGGGTATCGTTCGGCACCGACCCGATAAACAACACAGAGCATCTGTCCGGCTGGCTGCCCTGGTATACCCGTGCTGACGGGCAGTATCAGGAATGGTGCGTTCCGGCGACGGGCGCGCCGGTAACGGTGATAAGCGAGGGTGGTGATTTGCGCAATGGCGTAGTGCTGGCCGGACTGATTACCGATGACCAGGCGACAGCGGGCAGTAGCGGGGATGTATATGTTACGCGCTACGGCAACGGGACAACCGTGAGCTGTGACACGGCGGCGAACGCAATGGCCATAACCCTGCCGGATGGCGGCACGCTGGCGATCACTGCATCGGGTGGGATGAAGATAAAAGGCGATGTTGAGGTTGAAGGCAGCGTTCAGGCCACCGGAGACGTTGCAGACAAAACCGGCACGTTGCAGGCGGTGCGCAATACCTATAACAGTCACACGCATCCTGAAAATGGTGACGGCGGTGGCACAACCAGCAAGCCCAACCAGAGTATGTAACCCGCTGCGGCGGGTTTTTTTATGGAGTTTTTATGCGGGGCATGAGCCGTAACACAGGCGCTGCGCTGTCTGAGACGGCGCATATTCGTCAGTCCGTTCAGGACATTCTTTCCACACCCACCGGCACGCGGGTGATGCTACCGGAATATGGCAGTGACCTGCTGGCGCTGGTTGATGCGCCCGTTGATCGTCTGACGCAGATCCGCGCGGTGATGGCGACCGCTGTGGCGCTGGAAAACTGGGAGCCACGTATCACCGTACAGTCAGTGAGTGTGACCCGTACCGGTGCCGGGCGTCTCAGTATTGATTTAACCGCCACGGATACCGAGACGAGCAAAATTATCACGCTGGAGGGGCTGACAGTTTGAACACGATTGATTTAAGCCAGCTGCCCGCTCCGGCAGTGCTGGAGATGCCGCTTTTTCAGGCACTGAAAGCGCAGCGGCTGGCAGAGCTGCAGGCGCTGGACAGTACATTTAACGCGCTGCTGGAAAGCGAGCCGGCGGTTAAGTTGCTGGAAATAGTGGCATACCGGGAAATGGTGAATATTGCCCGCTTCAACAGCGGCATACTGGCCGTGCTACTGGCCTATGCAAAGGGGACTGATCTCGACCAGCTGGGGGCTAATTATGACGTGGCGCGCCAGGTTGTTACGCCTGCTGATGATACCACCATTCCACCCACGCCTGCGGTTATGGAAACCGACGACGAATACCGCCAGCGTATCCGATTGTCCTGGTATGCCCGCAATACTGCCGGGGCGCGCGAGGCGTATGAATATTACGCCCGCACCGCAGACAGCGGGGTACTGGATGCAAAAGCATACGGGCCGCCGGATACAAATCCGGGCTATGTGGATGTTTATGTGCTTGCCCGTGAGAGCGACGGTACCCCGTCTGACGCGCTGCTGGCTATCGTTAGTTCTGCGCTGAACGCGGAGGATGTCAGGCCGCTGACCGATTTTGTCACCGTGAAATCGCCGGAAATCATCCGTTATACCGTGGACGCCACGCTGGTTATCAGTCCGGGACCAGATACGGAAACCGTAGTTAAAGCAGCAAAAGCGGCGCTGGAAAATTATACCGTCAGCGCGCATGCGATCGAAACGGATGTGTCAATTGCCGGGATCTATGCAGCGCTGAAACAGGCTGGAGTGGATGATGTGATCCTCCGCACGCCTGCTGCAACGGTTTCTGTTGGTGTCGGTCAGGCGGCGTGGTGTGAGGATATGACCGTCACAACGCAGGAGCCAAACCGATGAGCGTTAAAACACTGCTGCCACCCAACGCAATGGCCGCCGAACGGGCGCTGGAGCAGGTCATGGCCCACGTGGGGGATGTGCCGCTTGATATCCGCACCGTAAAAAATCCTGATACCTGTCCGGCTGTGTTGCTGCCCTGGCTGGCATGGGAGTACGCCATCACCTGGTGGGATGAGAGCTGGACGGAAGAGCAAAAACGCCATGTGATTAAAAGCGCTGCCGGGGTAAATAAGCGGCGCGGAACGGTCAGTGCAGTAAAAAGAGCTCTGTCGGCGGTGGACTATCCCTGCGATGTAATCGAATGGTTCAACGACACACCCAAAGCCGATCCCTATACCTTCCGGGTGGAAATCCACGGTAACAGCATTACGGAAGAGACGCTGGCGCATCTGGCCGACCAGGTTAACGACGCGAAGAACGCACGGAGCCTGCTGGCAGGCATCACCATTGCTGAGCAGGTGGTAACAGGTGCCGCATGGGCTGCCGGGGCATGTTTCGCCAACCAGTCCGTAACTATTAAGGCAAAACGACGCGATGACTGACTATTACATAATCCTCACTGATGCCGGGGCAGCGCTGGAAACGGCAGCACATGCCACCGGTGAACCGCTGGTACTGACGGAGTTTGCCGTTTGTGACGGCGGTGCCGCGCTTACACCAGATCCGGCAATGACCACGCTTGAAAATGAAGTTTATCGTGGAGCAATCAGTTCGCTGTCAGTGAGTCCGGACGATCCGTCCGTGCTGGTAACACAGTGCATTATCCCGTCCTCAAGCGGTGGTTACACTATCCGCGGGATTGGCCTTTACGCTGGAAATACCCTGTACGCCGTGGGTAACTATCCGGACCAGCCCAAACCGGCCCCGGACAGCGGCTACGCGGCCTCGCTGGAAATTCTGGCTCGGCTGGCGGTGTCGGATACCACAGACATTACGCTGAACGTGACCGACGGTGCCTGGCTGACAAAAGAGGAGGGCGATCAGCTTTATGTGCCGCTGGCACGTACAGTGAACGGGCATGCGCTGACGAAGGATATTACGCTCACCGCTGAGGATGTGGGCGTGGTGGAGGCCGTGTATCCTGTCGGGATCGTTGCTTGGTTTGCGCAAAATAAAAACCCCAATGTTCTGTTTCCTGGCACAACGTGGAAATATATCGGGGAAAATAAAACTATCCGCCTTGCAGCGATATTATGACCACCGGCGGCTCCGACTCGGTCACGCTTGCAGTCGGTAACCTACCCGCGCATGGGCATACGTTTTCTGCTAATACCAGTTCGTTTGATTATGGAACGAAAACCAGCAGCAGTACCGGAGCGCATACGCATCCGGTATCGGGCACGGCAGCCAGTGCTGGGGCCCATTATCATCTTAACGGTTTGCAGCCCGACCAGAGCCATAATGGCATTAATGGCATCGAAGGGAGCGCGAATAACGGTAGCTGTGTTGCGTTCGGTGGTGGGCGTGCTGGACAGTTTAAAACGTCATCTTCCGGGGCGCATACGCATCCTGTATCGGGCACAGCCGCGAGTGCTGGCGCGCACGCCCATACAACCGCGATTGGCGCTCATGGCCACAACGTTTCAGGAGCTACAGCGAATACAGGCTCAGGGAGTGCCATTAATATCACTAACATATATATTAAACTAATGGCTTGGTATAGAAGTGCATAATTACCCCTTTCCCTGATCTACTATTTTATTGAATATGGGGACGATAGCTCGTCGATAGCGGTGCTTTAGTTTGGTTTTTAAGGAGCGTTTTGACATTAGTTGCCCCCAAGTTTCTTTTTTCCTTCGGTTCAATGCATCGTTGCCCTTGCTGTAATTTATTGTCGAGGAAATGGATTCGTCTGATAGATGGACTGGGTGCGGTATAATGCAATAGGTTTTTAATAGTGATAACTCCTCAAAAAGAGTCCATTTATCTGCTGTCATCCAAATAGGATAAAGCCCATTCAGTAGTGACGCGGCCGCTGCTTTATTAATGAGATAGCTGTGGGTAGTTGTTGCTTGATGTGTTTTATGCAGTGAATGTTTTTTTGTTATGTTTATAATTGGTTTCTTTAGGTATTTGTTTACGCGACTAAGTAACACCACCTCAGGTTTATTATCGCTTAGGTTGATATTTTCTAAAATGCTACATGTATCTTTGGTGATGCTTATGTCATCCTCTAAAATCAATGCGGATTTGATATCTTCGCTTACTATTTTTCTATATATTAACTGATGGCTTAGGGCGCAACCTATTTCCCCAGGCAGAAATGCATAGTTAATGGATTTCGTTACTTTTTTGATTTCATCTTCGGACATAGACCTGCCGTCCACTGCTTCTATAAAATTAAAAGGTAGACCCAATGCGCTCATTTGACTTTGCATTTTCAAACGTCGTTCAACTGATTTTTTTAGATTGATAATAAATACTTTCATGTCATTTATATGTGTGGTTGCGTGAAATATTTTTAGATAGGCATGAAATGTAATAAATAATTGGGATAGATATTATGATTTAGCACAAATAGTTCTGCTTTATATGTCGCAGCAACTCATTTTCACAACCGCCTTTTGGGCGGTTTTTTTATGGAGAAAATATGGACCTTCACGGTGTACGCACGAAGGAAAAAGACAGCGCCACAAAGGCTGTTACGAACGTAAACCTGTCCGTTATCGGCCTGGTAGGTACGGCTCCGGATGCCGAACAGGGTATGGCTGCCAGTCTGACAACCGGCAGTGCCCTGGCGGGCAATGCGCTGATTTTTACCGCCGCCACGCCGGGTCGCGGGGGCAATAAACTGATGGTAGCGATGAACGCAGGTGAACCCTCGCCCGCCGACGGCGAGAATGAGGCAACCGGCGCAGTCACTGCCGCCGTTTATGACGGCGACACACTGAGCATTACGCTGGGGACGGATGTGGATGGGAAAGTGACCGCAACAGCCGCCGAAGTGGTGGAAGCGGTCGGAACGCTGGGTGAAAGTGGCATTACCGCTGCGCTTTATTCCGGTTCTGCCGGTGATGGCGTAGTGGCAGAGCTGGCCGCCACAGCGTTGTCCGGTGGTACAGATGAGCCGTTTCCGCTGTACACCACGACGATTATTTCAGGCAGTAAAACGCAGGCGAAAAAGCTGGGTACCACTGGCACGCTGTATGCCGATATGCAGGACATTCTGGCCCAGACCGGGGCGCTGGTGGTTCTGGTGCGTGTGGATGCCGACGAGGACACCAACCAGCAGCGGGCAAACATCCTGCAGGGGATCGACGCGCTGCAACAGGCGCAGGGCAGCCTGAACTATCAGCCTCGTATTCTCATTGCGCCGGAGTGGAGTACAGATGACGGCGTGGGCAAGGCGCTGGAAAGCATGGCCACGAAGTTGCGCGCAGTGACCTATCTTGACTCGCCATCCGGTGCCACAGCGCTGGAAGTGGCGCAACGGGCGAAAAAATACGGTGCCCGTGTAGAGTTGCTGCGCCCGCGCATTATGGTTACCAGCGATGTAACCGGTGAGAGCGTTTCCCGTCCGTACTCTGCCGCCGCTGCCGGGCACCGCGTGCGCATCGATAGCGAGTACGGCTGGTGGTGGTCAAAGTCGAACCAGCCGGTGCTGGGATTTACCGGCCTTGAGCAGGTTGATACCTGGCTAATCGGAGATGAAAACTGCGTGGCCAACCAGCTGAACCAGGAAAACGTATCCACCATTATCCAGCTGGATGGCTTCCGTCACTGGGGCAATCGCCTCTGTTCGTCCGATCCTCAGTGGCGCTTTGAAGCTGTCCGCCGCACCGCCGATATGCTGGAAGACTCTATTCAGGTCATGGTGACGAAAAACTACCTCGACCGTCCGATTGATAAGGCGTTTGCGACGTCGCTGGTGGGCTCAGTAAACAGTTACATGCGCAGCCAGACGGCAGCGGGCGCGATTAATGGCGGGCGCTGTGAACTGGACAGTGAACTCAATACGGAAGAGTCACTGGCCGCCGGAAAAATCTATTTTAATATCGCGTTCGGTCCCAAGTCCCCGGCGGAGGAAATCACGCTGACCTATGCGATCGATAATTCATACACGCTGACTCAGGTCACCGCATAAAGAGAATCTCGCGATGGAACTTTCATACGTTTACAGCAAAAGCGCGTTGTACACGCAGGACGGCACGCGCATCGCGGGCCTGCAGTCGTTTACGCCGCCGGCGCTGACCGCCACGATCGGCAACTATAAAACCGCCTGGATGGATATGGCGATGCCCGTCGATAACGGTATGGAACCAATGAGCTGCGAGTTCAAAGTGTCAGCCGACAGCGACGTGCTGGCGCTGTTTGGTTTTATTCCGGGCAGCAGCACGCGCGTGCAGACCCGCCGAACCTATCGCGACAGCAACGGCGGACTGCATACGTTTGTTGATGAGATGCAGGGCATTATCGGTACGCTGACGCCGGACGAACACGGATCGGACGGTAAAGAGGGCGTGGGCATGAGCGCCACGCTGAACCTCAGTTATTACAAACTGACGGTTGATAATCAGGAAGTGTACGAAATTGACCCGCAAAACATGATCCGTGCTGTTAACGGCGTGAATGCGTTGGCAGATGAGAAAGCGGCGTTGCTGATGTAATCCGGCCACGCCGTAAACGTTATTCAGCGCCTGCGGGCGCTTTTTTATTTTCAGGAGAAAATTCATGAACTACCCGGCAGCTACAACCACCGTGACCCTGTCCCGTCCTGTTGATCTGAACGGAGAAACCATCACAAGCCTGACCGTGCGCGAACCCACGGTGCGCGACAAAATTATGTTTGAAAAAGCTAAGGGCGATCCGATGGAAAAGGAGCTGGCCATGATCGCCTCGCTGTGCGGTCGCGCGCCGCAGGATTTGTACGGTCTGCCCTCGTATGACTATGACCAGCTGGTGTTGGCGTTTAACAATTTTTTGCTTCCTCCGGAGGAACGACAGAGCAACAGCTGATAGTCGATCATCCGGGCATTAGTTACTGGTGCCGTCTGACGCTTGCCGAACAGCTGGCGCTGCCGGTGAGCGTGTATGAACAGTTTCGCCACATGGCGATGAAACGGAGCAAAGATGGCAGCTAACACCAATCTGAGAACCTCAATCAGTTTCGGCGCGAAAATTGACGGCAGCTTCACCAGTGCCACCGGCGCACTGAACAGGGCGTTAAAGGGCATCGGGACCGAAACAGCACGCAACCGTGCGTTACAGACAACGTGGGGTCAGCAACTGGGCCGGACGCTCAACGGGGCAGCGTCTGACACAGAGAAGCTGAAGCGGGCGCAGGATACGCTACGCGACAGCATTAAAAATGCCGCACTGGCCGGGAGGGATACCACGCGGCTGAAACGGCGCTATGCAGATATTACCAGAGAGCTGGAAAGGGCTACCCGCGTACAGAACCGTTTGACAGACGCCATGCGGCGGGAAATCGAAGTGGCGGAGCGCGCTGAACGTGCTGAACGGCGCAGGGCGGCGATCGGTCGCGGGCTGCGTACCGGGGGGCGGCTTGCGTGGCGTGCCGGCGCGGGTATGGGCCGTGGCATGATGACCGCCGGTAAGTGGGCCTCTGCCGGGCTGCTGGCGGGGGCTACTGCTGCGGTCGCTTCACCGATTATGCTGAACTCGCAAACGGCAGAAAAGGCGGGGTTTGCCCGCTCTTATGGCCTGAATATAGGGAGGTACATGACCGGTGGACTGCTGGCGAAACAGGCTGGTCTTAATGACGAAAACTTTGGTGATCTCGTTGAGGAGCTGGTTAATAAGGTCTGGGAAGAGGGAAATGAAAAAACGCTGAATCCACTGCTAAAGCAACTCGGACTGACGAAAGGCGTTACACAAAAAATGGGGCGTCAGAAAGCCTTTGATACCGTGATGCAGCGGCTTTCAACGATGAAGGATAAAGACAAAGCTGCTTCGCTTGCCGATCAGTTGATGGGTGGCGAAAGCAACAAAATCATTACCTGGCTGACAAGTACGGGCAAAAGTTACGAACAGGCGATGAGAAACGCGCAGAGATTTAATCTGCTGACGCAGGACGGCGCTGAGGGCGCGATGAAGGCCAACTCCGCTACAGATCGGCTGTGGTCTGTAGCCATAACAGGAATGCAGGACACTGTCGGTAAAATCACCGGCGCGTTGGCCCCGACCGTTGACGACGCCGCGCTGCAACTGGCGGGCTTGATTAAGAAAATGCAGCCGAAACTGACGCAGGCTATTATGGAGTGGATGAAGCCGGATGCGCAGGGCAGGGATGGACCACAGCGGCTCTGGGACAGTATGGTGAAGTTTGGTCATGGGGTAGAGCTGGTGGCCAGCGAAGTGATGGCGGTCGCGGACCGGTTGAAATGGATTTTGCCGGAAGGGGAAGGCAAAAACAGAAGCCGGGATGAAATATCACGAAAAGCCTACGGCATGGCCTATAACGAGGGGATGAAAAGCGCAGCTCAAAAAAATATTGGTGCCTGGTATAAACCGTGGTCATGGGGTGACCGGAAAGAGTATGTAGAGAATTATGCCAGAGAGAATACCGCTAAATACGAAACCATGCTGGGCGCTGTTGATACTGCCGATTCAGTGCCGGAACATCCTGCCATACCGTTCCGCGTACAGCCGCACCAGACAAACCACAATACTGTCAGTATCACGGTAAATGCTGCGCCAGGACAGGATCCTGAAGATGTTGGGCAGCGCGTCTTTGAAGAATTCCGCAAGAGTCTGCCGGGCGGCGGCGAAAGTCTGTCCGGCAATTTTGCGTTTGATCTCCCCTCCCTCTGATTACCCGGAATACATCATGCAATACACAACGAGAGACGGCGATCGCCTCGATGCGATTTGTCGGGAATATTACGGCAGAACGGACGGTGTGGTGGAGACCGTGCTGTACGACACGGCCAACTACGACATGACCACGGCTGAAATTTTTAATGTCGGCACAATCATTAACCTGCCGGCCATCAGCGCATCGGAAACCATTCAAGAGCAAGAGGAACACACATTGTGGGAGTAAGCACCGCCGCAACCTCTGCCGGATTGCCCGACTGGGAGCCGGGCTTTACCCTGACCGTTGAAGGGAAGGATATAACGGCGCTGGTGGCAGGAAATCTGGTTAACCTGACGCTGACGGACTACGGAGCCGGGGAGAAAAAAAGTGACGAGATATCGTTCGCCGTTGTGGACGACAAGCTGAAGCTACCGGCGAAGGGGGTAAAGGTAACGTTAAGCCTGGGGTTTGGTACACAGCGCGTCAGCAAAGGCACCTTTGTCGTGGACAGCACCGCATCCGGCGCCAGTGGGGATTCCGCGCGTATCGTTCAGGTTACCGCACGGGCATATTCAAAATCTGCCGCAAAGGGACACAGTACCGTGCAGTCACAGAAGCACCGGAGCTGGATGGATATCACGCTGGGAGACCTGCTGAATACCGTAGCGCAGGAGCATGGCCTGGCGGCGAGGATTGATGAAGCGCTGGCGGCCAGAAAGCTGATGCATGAGAACCAGGCGGGCGAAAGCGACATGAACCTGATTACCCGTCTGGCCGCACGCTACGGCGCGGTAAGTAAGGTCACGCATGACACTTGGGTTTTAATGTCACGCGACGCGACGAAAACCACGAAGGGCAATGATCTCCCTGCGATTACCGTGACGCCGGCGCAGGTTTCGCGCTGGAGTTACCGGAACAACAGCGACTATCCGGACAGCAGCCAAAAGGGCAGCGGCACACATGTGATCTGGTATCACGACCTGACCGACGGCGGAAAAATAAAATCCATTACCGTGGGTAGCGGGGAGCCAGTGGTTCATGAAGAAGTGACTATGTTCAACCTTGAAGCTGCGCAGGAGATAGCCGCTGGCCTGACAACAAACAGCAAAAAGAAACTGTGTCAGATGAATATAGAAATGCCCCTCACGCCGGAGCTGGTGAGCCTGACAGCGCAGTGTCGGGTTACCACCAGGGGATTTGGAAGCGTGGAGGATCGGGCGTGGCACATCGGTAAAGCGCAGTTTCGGCTCAGTAATCAGGGAGGGAGCCTGGAGCTGGAGCTGGAGTAGAAAAAAATCCCGGCGGCATGTTGGTATGCTTATCGCCGGGATAAAATGTGTACTCAATGTGGCCGAAGCCGGGCGCACTATAGCCCTACGGGCTTCCTCAGACTTTAATCTCGATCCGTTTATCTCTCGCTTGACGATTTTGAGAGCGGAGTTTTGAGGCCTCCGGATATTCGCTTTCAACTCTCAACTCATGACTGATTGTCGTTAGTTACATTAAGACGTTTCTTGTCCGCTATGAGCGAGAAGCGGAAGTACTGGCGTAACTTGCACTCGACGACTATTTTAGTCAGATTACTAGGTTCGATATATCGACTTAACCTGTGGCTATTCGATAGATAGGCCATAGAATAACATGGAAACTGTAGATTGGGAGATGAGAAAATTAATAAAAATCAACTTGATTCAAGAAAACTAATCTACACTAAGCAAGGAGAAAGATGGTTGAGCCAATTCGATGCATTAGACCAGGAAACTGCGAAGCTTCTGCTTAACTCACTGACTCTTGTCTCCCATACTGAATTTCGTCGAAATCTTGAAGCCCTTATTTTGGATGTTTCAACAAAAATAGCGGGTCCAGTCGCCCTTTATGCCGTAAGGGAACTAAAAAAGAAACACGATAAAGGCCAGTTATTCAGCAGCCATGTAGTTCCATTTTTTGATCAAGTAATTAAAAGTAACAATGGGAAAAATGTAAACTCGATCGGTATCTCGTCAGATCAAGGTAGCGAAGCAATTATAGCTCAAATAATTAGACAACTTTCTAAAGCCAATCCGAAAAAAATTCTAAATCATCCTTCTAAAGAAGAACTTCGAGCGCAAAGATGTGACTCTCTGATGTTTATTGATGACTATATTGGGTCTGGGCAGAGAGTCTCTGATTTTATTGATGCATTCTGCAGAGATAGAACTATAGCCTCTTGGCTATCATCAAAACACATTAAAATTCAGGTTGTAGCTTATTCTGCCACGGCTCAAGGGCTCAAGCGCCTAGGATTTTTGAAAACGTCTCCAGAATTGATTATCTACCGAGATTCAGCAACCTTTATAACCCTCCCAATTAAGGTGGAAAGAAGAGAAGCACTACTGAAACTTTGTGAGAAATATGGGCGTAAGGCATTGAAAGGAAGAAAACATTTTTGGTGGGGTTATCAAAAAAGTATGTCTTCGCTTGTTTTTGAACATGGGTGTCCTAACAATACACCAGCTATATTATGGGATTCCGATGACCAAAAAGGGAAGTGGGTTGGTATATTTCCAAATAGGACTGTAGATACAGTAACGGCTTCGGTTTTTCCACCTGAAATTGTGTGTGGTGATCCCATACAAACCCTCCATGATGTAGGTCAGACACGATTGGCGAGGTCAGGTGCACTAATGAGGAGGGGGATGGTTGGAACTCTCATTCTCGTGGTTCTAGGGTTGATCGCAAAAGGCCAACGTAAGCGTTCAACTATTTGCTATGCGACAGGATTAAACTCAAAGGACTGTGAACTACTTCTTTCGAAATGTATTAAGTGGAAATTCCTAACCCCTGAGCGAAGGATCACCCCTCGGGGACTCTCGGAACTATCTGCGGCGAAGCAGATATACTTTTCACCAAAAGGATATCTTGCCGTTGGTTCCGACTACTACTATCCTAGGCAACTGAGAGAGACTACGTATGACTAGTGCTAACGAGCAACACAAAGTTACCCCTCCGGGGATGATAGAGGGTTGCTACACCACCTTACAGTGGTTGTTGGGGTATGGATTTCCTGAACCTCACGAAAAAGCCCACGCTTGGCTGGAGACGGCGCACTCTGCCTCTTCCGGCGTAAGTCTTGGGTCACCAGAGCGCGCCGTCGCCTGCGGCGACGCATCGGAGTAGTTATATGTGGTCCTCTCAATCCTACAAAAACCAGGGGCTAGCCAACGGGCTTCCAGAATCCTTGCTCAATGATGCTATCGCCCAGAGCGAGCTTCTTATTTACTCGGAATACACCCTCCCCTCCATTTTAAGTCTCAAACACTTGGCCAAACGTACTAGTGTTGAATACGAGTTGCTTCGCAGTTTCGTGTGTCGGGGTGCAATAAAAGGGGTCGAGGACCTTGAAATTTATAAGAAGTTTTCTATTCGTAAGCGATCTGGTGGACGCCGTTTTATTCATATTCCATCCCCAAAGCTGATGCACACTCAGCGTTGGATCAGTGAATATATTCTCAAAGACCTGCCTGTTCATCCTGCAAGTCATGCTTTCAGAAAGGGCAGCTCAATTCAGAAATGCGCTTTGCGACATTGCGGAGCTAAATGGCTCATTAAGATTGATATTGCAGATTTCTTCAGTTCAGTGTCTGAAATTCAAGTCTACCGTATTTTTAGATCTCTAAACTATCAACCATTAGTAGCCTTTGAGCTTGCGCGTCTATGTACGGTTGGCACCGCTGGTGTAGGCCCTAGACTCAAGTTTCCACAGTGGCGGGTAAAGGCATTCAATGAGGCTATCCCGCTGTATCACCAGACGTTGCTAGGTTATTTGCCGCAGGGAGCGCCCACTAGCCCATTCCTTGCAAATCTCGTAATGAAACACTGTGATAAGTCTTTGCATGCCTTGGCGCAAAAGAATGGCTTAGTTTATACACGCTATAGTGATGACCTGAGCTTCTCTACAAGAGACAAGAGTTTTGGACGATCTCGGGCTAAGAATTTTGTTTTTGAGGCTTACAAAATCATTTCGCAGTCTGGCTTTCGGCCACAATACAGAAAAACTACAATTGTACCGCCAGGTGGTAAAAAGATCATATTAGGCTTGAATGTAGAATCAGAATTTCCAAAGCTAGCGAAGGGTACAAGAGACACCATTCGGCAACATCTCTACTATTTGGAAAAGGTGGGGCCTGTGCAACATGCCTTCAATCGAAAATTCGACTCTGTATGGGGGCTAAAGTCACACATCCGCGGGTTAATTGACTACGCAAACATGGTTGAACCCGACTTTGCTAAGGTTTCTCTTGAAAAGTTCAAATCTATTGAATGGCCAGTATAAGTGGCAGACCAGTTTATGAAATGTCGCCACAATATTGTTTCTGACACAGGGCTGATGCAGCAGCCCTATTAACAACTCATACTGATCTACCTCCTATTTATTAATGAGTCACGATGTGAGTAACGTCCGCTTCTGGCACAAAGCGGACAGTTGATACAACGACAGACAGCCGTGAGCAGAATGCAGAGGTTCGAATCGCCTTTGAACTGACCTTTTCAGCTATCTAAAGTAGTTCTACGATGCTGACCAAAAACGTGATGATTTAATAAAACACAAGGAGTTAGAAGGGGGCGGGGCAACATTGAAAATTCTAAGCGGTCATGGAGCTTGTTAGGTAAATAAGCGTCAAAAAAACCTTTCTCCAAAACATTACTAACTTATTGAATTCATTAGTATTGAAGCACGCGCTTTCTTGTGCTTTTTTTGGTTGGTATTAGGTGAAAATTATTGTTATTTCAAAGGATTAACACGGTTTCGCGAGTATACTGCTGCGCCATATGCAGTGGTTCGAAGCCGCAGACCTGATTGTTAAAGGCATGGAAGGCGCTATCGCCGCGAAAACCGTGACCTATGACTTCGAACGTCTGATGGAAGGCGCTAAGCTGCTGAAATGTTCAGAGTTTGGCGACGCGATTATCAGCAACATGTAATGATTGTTGATGTGAAATAATAAGCGGAACTATGGTAGTTCCGCTTTTTTATTTTTCCGGCGATACGGCAGGGGATCTTCGCTGACGCATTTATGAGCACTCCTGTCAAATCGCCGTATCTTATCCTTTGAAAAAAGGTGTGTAACTGTATGGTTTTTCATCATAGGGAAATGATGTATGAGCCATTGCCTGCCTGGAACGGATCTTTACTATCTGCCGCGCGATAATCTCGAACCTGAGAAATTTAAGTTAATCATCAGTCCCTCTCATGCTGGTCGCGTATTGACGATGAGTACGTTTTTGATGACCGCTGGTCATCGGGTTTTCAGCTGATCAATATGCAGCGCCGCGCTTTTAACGGTTATACCAATCAGCAGCCGCTACACGGGCCGCGCGAGCGTGAAAAACTGAAAAGCATGGTATATGGCGGCGAGATGGTGATGCTCGAAAGGTCCAATTCTTCGTCAGGCAGACTGTTTGATATCAATGATGACGGCGAACTGATTTGTCGCGATCCGCTGGCCTTCAGATTTGACGGCGCGCAAAGGATTATTGATGCGTATAAAAATGCCGTGGCGTGGCGTGGCGTGGCGTGACAACAGCGGCACGGATGGCAAACCACGCCCCACCGTACTGCCTGAGCAGTTGACAAACACATCACAGCCCGCCGCGCTCAGCACCATCAACAGCAAAATGGCGGGGCGCCTGTTAGCCGCTGGTGGTATTTATAATCAGAATCCTGAGATGTTTGCAGAAACCGCGCGCAAGCTGGGCGGCGAGGCGGCACAGGGTTTTGATGAAGTACTGAACGAGCAGACAGCCGGATCGCTAATTGCGTTAAGCTCAATATTTGCAGCTGGACGGGCAGGCATTCACTCTGCATCCATTACAGAGATAAAAAACTGGAAGCTTTTTTGGGCTGGTATAAAGGAAACCGAGTGTTACTCCAGAACATTGACGTTGTGAAAATGGAGTATGTTAAAAGAGACAGTACAGAGCTGAAAATATTAAGAAATTCTTTTAACAGCACTGTCAGGCGAGATTTCGTACAGCGCATAGCTGAGCACCCGGATGTGATTAATCGCTTGAGCGCATCTCAACGAGAGTTACTACAGGCTGGAATGATACCGAAGAAATACAGTGTTCATCATAAGTTGCCGCTGGACGATACTGGAACAAACGATTTCTCGAATCTGGTATTGATTAAAAATACGACCGAGCATTCTGTTTTCACCACCACTCAAAATGCTATCCGTCGAGGCATGGCGCCAGGAGACCACAGAACAGTTTTATGGCCGGTTCCCAAAGAGGTAATTTATCCATGAATAAAGAGATGAGCAGTTTAACATTAGCCGTAAACGAATTTAATCGGCTGAGTGAAGAACTGGGGTATGACATTAATCCTCCATACAAAGGGACGTTACCCACTCACGATTTTGGTTGTGGTATTACGCAGCTTGCACAATTCTGGCTGCAATATAATGAATTACTTCGTATAAGTAACGGATTATCCGCAGATGGGCATACTTGCTATGGCCTATCGACAGCCAGCAATGAGCCAGGATTAATTGAATTTAACGACGCGTTAAATACACCCGGTTTTGAATTTGATGGCATGCATGGGCGTATTGTTATTGGAGAAAATAATACTGATACGCTCTATTATGACACCGTTACAAAACGATGGGAGTCCTGCGATCGCATCGGCACTGAAAACGTATGGGAATCCTGCGATACGCTGGCAGAACTGATAGAAACTAAAATAAAATTGTTAAAAATAAAGTGACGCCATGTTAGAAGCTGAAAGGCGTAGTGTAATTAAAAAATAAGTTAATTTGTAATGGTGGGTGCTACGCCCCAATGATTAATCATTAAACCTTGCCATCCGGCGGGGTTTTATTTTTTATTTTATTTTTTTCGAATTTTCTACACCATATATAGTAAACTTATCGCCTGGCACAGATATGCATAATTACCCCTCCTGTAATCCAATATGTTTTAAATGCTGGGCTAATGTATGGTTGGCAACAATATTTATTTTGGCTATGAAGTGGGGGTGCAAAATTAGCACCCGCCGTATTTACTTTTTTTCATTTAAATCCATGTCGTCTTGGTTAAATTTTATTGTCGAGAATTTTGAATCTTCTGGTCGGTTTTCAATCTTCTGAAAGACAGGCTGAACAGGGAAAAATATTTATACTCATGCGATGTCCACGGTGTTTAAATCAATCATTATATTAACCATAATACAACCGAGTGGGATAACAGTTATAAATGAACAATGTATTTGTTGATCATCACTGGCGATAATTCAGGCATTTTACAGCCCCAGCCGGGCAATTTTTATGGAGAAAACATGTCTGTTAAGATAACTCTTTCAGGGGTTTATTCGGACCCTGAAACTGGCCCTCTGGCATGCGTGACGCTTAATTTCACTACCATGAACAATTCATGCCAGAACCAACGACAAAGCGAGGTGTCAACCACAACTAACGAAAATGCTTTTTATAAGATTAGCCTGGTGCCGAATATCTACAGCGTTTGCGAAGTTGACCAGCGGTGGCAGCGTAAAGAGCTTGGCTTAATCCATATTTTCGCCGACAGCCAGCCGGGCACATTAAACGAATATCTGGTCGCATCCCAGCCCGATGAAGCTCAGACATGCGTCCTGCAGGCTATGCAAGAAATTCTCAGTGAAACGCGTGAGGTTGCCAACAACGCCGCGCAGCTAACAAAAGACGCGGAGGCAGCGGCGGCTAAGGCGCAGCAGGCCGCCGCTGGCGCAAGTGCTGCGGCACAGGCGGAGACTGAAAAACTGACTGAAAAACTGGTAACGGATGGCTCAGAAATAGCGGGGCACGGTGCAACGACGATTGCTAACGTGCTGGATAGTCACGGTGCCACTACGTCGTCGCGTGGGATCGGATTCGGGCCGGATGATGAGACGGATTTGACTACAGATCACAGCTCAGCGCTACAGGCGATGCTGAACACATACAAATACGTGGTGCTCGATACCATAGTGAACTGCGCCGCAACGGTAATGACCGGCGGCGCGGGGCAGGAGATCAGCGCCACGGGGATGGGTGAGTTGCGCCCGGTTGGCAACGCAATGAAGAATAAAGCACTGCTGGCGTTGGCGCATCCACGTTGCATTGTTGATGGCATGCTGATAACCAATCCGCTGCTGTTGAAAGCGCAGACGGGCGGACGGCAGTGTGCAATAGAAATTCGCGCAGACGACTGTCATGTGAATAACTCGACGCTGATTAATCAGCAAAGCGGCGTACTGGCCACCTCGGTTTATGCCCCGGCGCGCACAAAAATCACCTTCAACCGATTTATCGATGTTATCGGCGCGGGCGACGGGGAAGGGGCGCTGACCAGCAGCTATGGCGAAGATCGCGGCGACGCCGTTACGATATGGGGCAGCAGTACGGTGATCATGGGAAACCATGCAACGTGCAAAGCGGGCGAGGACGCGCGCATAGCGTTTCAGGCGGAATACCCGGTGTCGAAACCGGCGAACGTGCGCGATATTGACGGATGCCACACGCTGATGATTGGCAACTACGCGCGTGGGCCCTTTCGGAGGCACTTTGTTATGGAGGGCATTACCAACGGGCTGATGACCGGCAATATCTCAGCCGGCGGCGCAACATGGTGGGCCGTAGCCGTTATTCAGTGTACGAACGTGGAAACCAGCAATCAGATTTTCTGGGACAATCCGGGCAGCACCGCAGGCGCAAAATGGAACCCTATCCGGGCCGCCATCGGGGCGGTCAACTTCAATACAAACGTGACCATCAACGACCGCGTCACGTTCGCTAAAGGGGCACAGGGGTACGGGTTTGCGATTGCCACCCAGACGGGCGAGCATATTATTGATCTGAAAGCTTCGCTTTTCTGCGCGGGGAACAAATACGCCACTTATCTGCTACGGCCAAAGCTGCTGCGCATGCGTGGCGTAAAAATCGATGGTACAGAGAATGGGCACCGGTTTATCGGGGCAACAGGCCAGACGGGATTTATCCCGACCGTTTACGATATTGATGGCGCGGTAAACACATCTTCCCAGTGCGTGACAATGGACACCGGGATCAATGGCCGCTGGATTGCCCGCGGTTGTACTTATCAGAGCGCCGGTGATACGGCGCTGTCCCTGTTCAACATGGACAGCGTTATTCTGCAGGGCTGTATGCTGGATGCGACAAAATATGCCGTGTCGCTCAACAAGACCCGCTCAATCAAAATAACAGGCTGTATCAGCAACAGCGACGCGGCGCTGGCGGTGCGTATCAACTCAGACACGACCGGCAATATAGGACTAAGCGACTGGTTTTTTGACGGCAACGCGCTGACCGTTGATTTTGTGTATACAGACGAATCGCTGAGTAATATCAATTCACCCCTGAATGTAAAGCACAAATGGCCTGGCCGGGTTGTCAGCACAGGGGCAGCTCAGTATGTGGCCGCAGGCGGTCAGCCTGGCAGCGGCTGGGTACCCCTGGTCGGTGGGGAAAAAATCATGCCAGTGCAACAGGAGATAATCGAACAATGAATTTTTATTACGCGTAATTAATAATTTTTGCAGCCTCGCTGAGATTGACGGGGCTTTTTATTCGAGCTGTCATAACGGCTTAGTTTTTATAATGAAGCAATCATATTAAATTTCATTAGAATGCGTATTGCATGACGGCTGTTTTTCACCCTGGTTTTTGCGCAGCTTTACTTTGACATTACCACTGTCCTTGCTAAATCTGGTAGTTATCCACCAAAAGGAATACCTTTTGTTAGAGTATTTTATTACACGATGGATCGCTCTGGTGCATGAGAAAGGTTTGTTGCTTAGCATAACTTTATAGCGAAGGCATTCATGCCAGTCTCTTTTGAATTTTCCTGTTAATGACACAAACTCTAATCTCTTCTTCCTTTATCTGCACGTTGGCTTTGCCTGACATTCTGAGTAACGTCTTTTTTATGTTTAAGCTAAGTGGGAGGCTATGGACTCTCTGTAAGAGTAAACGCTGAATTAATGGCTTTGCGCAAAAATGAGAAGAGAGTAGCCGAAATTTTGTTCAGTATGCTTATCAGGCCCCGTTTATAGCGGGATCATTCGACTACTGCAGATGTAATGGATGTTTCGCATTTTGTATGGCGTTTAGTCTGTCTCTGGAGCCACAATCACTCATCTGTCATATAAACAGGGAAGATGAGATAAAGGCGCTGAAGCCGGTGATTAGGCTGCAAACGATTTGCATGGTACTGATTAACCGGGATTAAAAGACAAAAAAAGAGAGCAATGCCCGGTTACGCAGCCGCTAAGACCAGGTAAAGCGCTGGCAGGCGGCCCGTTTTGCGAGACATTCCAGGCGGTGGGGAGAGGCGTACGCCATGCGCTTAGACGGCTTGTTAAGTGCTTCCTATCACTACAATAGGTAAAACTTTAGTACCAAATTTTATTTTGTGACTACGTTTAATTGTCACAACAATAAATAGAGAAGAAAAAATGCCTAAGTTTTATTACATTGAGAAACTGTCACAGCGCAATATCAAACACAATGTGCATTCTGAAGGATGTGCCGCATTACCGACCTGGGAACGGCGTGAGTTTTTAGGCACGTTTTATCATGAGCGTGATGCGGTAAAAGTATCCCGACAACGGCATCCTGCCGCTACGCCGTGTCCTGAATGCTTTGATAATCCCAGAAAGTATTTCATCAAACTTTAACCGCCTTCGGGCGGTTTTTTTAACGTTATTATCCAGTGGTTTACATTATTATTGAAGCGATCAGACCGCTTTTCGTCCAGCAGAACGGAGCATCCTGTCAAAAGAAATGTCAGTGTTACAGACAGTGCGTTTTACCATGCCCGCATATTTATTAGCCCTGAGAGGCTAAAAATATCTGTTACTGCGACAAGCGAACACAAAAATTGCGCCATAGTTATTTTGTTAAACTTCTCCATGGCGAATTTTTGATAAATTCCCCGATTAAGATTTTTTGGGCAAAAGCTCAGCGAGTTTTTGTTTCTGTTTGCCCGTTTCATCATGGTTAGCCGGGCTTAACCACCAGGCCATCGCATTTCTCATTTCAGACCACTCTTCTTCTATTATCGAATACCATCTTACGTCACGATTACGACCGTTCGATACCTGCATATTTCTGAATAGCCCTTCATACTGAAATCCCAGCCTTTCCGCAGCATTAATTGCGGACTCATGCAGGCTGTCGCACTTCCATGCGCATCGTCTGTAATGCAAAGTATCAAAAATATAACAAAGCAGAAGATAAATAGCTTCCGTGCTCATTGAAGTGCGCTTCATTAATGGAGACCAGTTGATATAGCCAATTTCTAATACTCCGTTCGCAGAATCGATGCGCTGTAATGCTACCGAGCCGACAGCCTTATGCGTTGCCTGGCAGATCACGGCATAAAACATAGGGTCGACGCTCGATGCGGGTGATGCTGCCAACTTACTGATTTAGTGTATGATGGTGTTTTTGAGGTGCTCCAGTGGCTTCTGTTTCTATCAGCTGTCCCTCCTGTTCA